ATGAATATTCCCGTGTGCCCAAAATAGTTGAACTAAAGAAAGGGTTACCCATGTAAGTGGTAATCCCATAAGGATTCCTCTTTTGGAGAGGATACAGTCCGGTTTGCCGTTGACTTCCTTATATCGGATCCATTAAGGTCCAGTCGAAATCCTAATCGCATCCACGAACACCTGTGGTAGAAGAGGATTTTATCTGAGGAATGACTCCCAGACGACGGAAACTAGGTCAAGAGGAAGTAGATCTGAAGCGGCAGTAAGATCTGCACTTAAGATGCTCTTCTGTTCAGAAGAGAACTTCTACTCGGCTAGTAGCTCCTTAATTGCACCTTGTCGGTCACCCTCAAGTGTGAGTCGACATGCATCGATTTTCTTTAGTTAAGAAAGGACCGCCTTTCTTATGATGTGAGAAAGTAGTACTAGAGCTCCCTAACTCTTAGTAACGACTCTACTTTTCCCTCCCTTCTCAGGACAGACCTCGACCTGAGCAACTGGATAACCATCCACAAGAGCACTGGTTGCTAAGGAATGTAGTCTCCTTAGATGTGCCCAGTTGAAGGACATATCCTATAGTTCCATATTGTCTATAGGCAGATATCCTTGGGACCTTTACAAACGTAAAGCATCATCAACTATTTTGACCTCGTCCTCCCCAGGGTACGAGGCATTTTGGAATTGAGCTATCCCCCCTTTCTTCCTTGAGAATTCAAGGCAAGCTCCATCTGATTGGAAGGGTACGGATAAATCACGCGGTAACCAACAGTTCTTTCTAACCTTTGGATGTCCAGGGTTAGAGTTGAGCGGACACGATGAGCCGCTATATTAGAAGAGAGTGTCGAAGAAAGACTTCGCTTAATTAAGGACCTTTTTGTCGGTCTTAAACTCACTCTAATATGTCGCGTGATGGGATTCAATAGCTTGGACGGCCATAGGCAACGTAGCAGGAGGCAGGGATCTGCCAATAAAGGAGAGTTATAATCGGGACTCCTCTGTGTTGAAGAACATCTTATCAACCTTTGAGAAAGCCCTTAAACTTCCTTTATGCTACATGTCTCTGCCTTCAAAGACGGAGAGACGAGCCTCATTGGCCCAACCCTTAAGGAGCTTGAATCCAAATTCAATTCCACGGGAAATTACCTGCAGTGCAAGTCTAGACATCAGGTCTACTAAGACGGCGACCTTTTAGCTACCAGCTTTGGTGCTTCTGTCAAATCTTGGATTTGAGCCGTGACTTGCAACTAGAGCAGAGAGTATTGTCAAGGACGATTCTGACAAGAACCTGACCCTCTCTCGCTCTTAACTATGGAGGAGACTGTTCGCGTGGAACCTAGCACTACGCAGTCTCCTATTACTTTCCTCCAGCCCTTTGACATGGAAGAGTTAAAAGAGGTTAATGCCTTAACGGGATTAGCCTCTGGGATAACAACTCCAAATGATGTCAAACAGTTTATGTGGTATATTCCATAAACTACCTGATGAATTCTTTCG